GTTCGCGCAATTTGGTATTGCGACCGACGATTCGGGCCTGAAAAAGCTTGACGCGGGTGTGCAGGGCGTTTACGGGCGCCTGCAAGGGCTCGCGGCGGCGCTGGCGGGGGGCGCGATCGTCTCGGGCCTGCGCAGCATGGTCCAGCACACGGCCGAAGCCGGCGCTGAGCTGAACGACAGTGCGCTGCGCCTTGGCTTCGCTACTGACGAGCTGCAGACATGGCGCTACGCGGCCAAGCTCGCGGGCGTCGACGCGCAAGGGCTTGAGGGTGCCTTCCAGAAGCTCAACCTGGCGGCCGACAACGCCAAGCAGGGGAGCAAGACGCAAGCGCAGGCCTTCAAGACGCTTGGCGTCGCGTTCAAGGGCGCGGACGGCGCGCTGCGCCCCACGGCTGAACTCTTGCCCGAGATTGCGGACAGCATTGCGCGCGTGGGCGACCCGGCGAAACAATCGGGCCTTGCCGTGGACCTGTTCGGCCGCGCGGGCGTGAAACTACTCCCGCTGCTGAAAGAAGGATCGGCGGGGCTCGCGAAATACAAGAATGAGCTGCAAGACCTCGGCGGGCTTATGTCCGGCGAAGCGATCGCGCAAGCCGACGAATACGGCGACAACCTCGACCGCCTCGATTTCGCGCTCGGGGGACTGCGCAACACGATCGTCCTGAACGTGCTCCCCTCGCTCACAAGCATGATCGAAAAGGGCGCGAAGCTTGTCGCAGGCATCGGCAAGTTGATCGAGCAGACGAACCTTCTGAAGGTTGCTGCGGGGGTCATGGCTGGGCTCGGCGCGCGCTGGGCCATCGGGATGGGGATCGCCAACGCAGGTACGCTCGCCATGGCCGCGGGCATCGCGATCGCAGTGCTGGCGATCGAAGATTTCTACACGCTCATGAACGGAGGAAAGTCAGTCATAGGAGACTTCCTAGACACTGCTAAACCTCTCGGGTATGACGCCAAAGAATGGGTAGCGGGCCTGACTGGTGCTTGGCGCGAGCTCTTGGACGTGCTCTACGTCGTCAATGCTGCTCTCGGGGATATCGCTCATGCGGACACCGGAGGGTCACGCACCAAGGAAATCAAGCAACAGATCAAGGATCGTGAGGAAACTGCGGCGTACGAGCGTGCGAACGCCCCTCAGCTCAAAGAAGAGCGGCAGAAGAAAGCGATCCGCGAAGGGGACTCCAAAGCATTCTACGCACAGGGAGGGACGTTTGAGCAATTCAAGGAACGTAGGCTCAAGTTCCTGAACTGGTACGGTGAACGCGGTATGGAAGTACCCAAAGAAGGAATCTATGCGGGCAAAGGCCCAAGCGAAGAAGATAAAGGTACCTTCGGCGCGCAACTGATCGCGCCCAAACAAGAACGCGTGCGCAGCGCGGCCGTAGCGGCGGGAGGGAAGGCAGGCAAGACAATCCAAATGGCCCCCACCAACATCCAAGTTACTGTGCCTCCCGGCACGTCTCGCGAGATGGCAGACCAGATCGCGCGCATCGCGGGACAAGAGATCGACCGCCGCACGCGTAGCGCGGTCGCGGCGCTTGCGGAGCAGGGCTGATGGCGCTCGCGGTTCCCAGCCCCAACACGCGACCGAAAGGCTCGACGATCTCCTACGTAGATGACTCGGGCGCGCTGCGGATCATTGCGTTCGACGCGACGTTGCGCGATACGCATGCAGGTGCGGCCACGGCCACAGAGCACGCGCTCGACGTCAACGCGAAGGTCACGAACCATGTGCGCGCCGAGTCGCGACGCTTGACCCTTGAAGTCGAGGTCACCGACACGCCGCTGATTCCAGTCACCGGCGCGGCCAGCACCGATCTGCAAATCAATCGTACGTTCCTCGACTTCACAGTCGGTGCGCAGGCATCGGTTACACCGGGTCTGTTCGTGCCGGGCTTCGGCACGGTTCCTACGCCGGTCGTGAGCTTCACACCGGCCGTGCAAACGAATCGCTCGGAGCCAACCAAAGCGCGCGTCACGACCTACGCCGGTGGCCTGAGCCGTGTGCGTGAAGTCTTCACGGCGCTCGACTCTCTGCGCGAGTCCGGTACCGCGGTGCAAGTCACGACGCGACTGCGCACGTACAGCGAGATGGTGATCACGAACGTCGGCACGCCGCACGGACCAGAAGAGTCGGTCACGTTTACGGTCGACCTCATCGAGATCCGCCGCGCGAGCTCCGAGGTCGTGCAGGTCGAGCCGCGCGTCGAAGAAAAGCGCGCGGAGAAAAAGCAAGGCACGGGTTCGCAGCCGAAGTACGAGCCCCCGGCCACGCAGAAAGAAAGCGTCGCAAGCAAGCTCGCGGGGCTTGATCGAAAGGCTTTGGGGCTCTAATGGACGCGCTCAATCTACCCGCTGACAAAGCCCATTTCGCACTTCGCGTGACGCTTGACGATCGCGATTACACTCTGTCGCTTGAGTGGAGTCAACGCGAGGCTAAGTGGTATCTCGCGCTCGCTGACCAAGACGAAAACCCAATCCTGCGCGGGATCAAGGTGGTCGCAGACTACCCCCTGCTCACGCTCGCCAAGTGGGACGCGCGCTGTCCGCCCGGGCAGTTGATCGCCAACGACACGTCAGGTCAAGGGCTTGACCCCGGCTTTGCGGACATGACCGGCGCCTCGCCGCGCGTGGTCTTGACGTACGTCACAGGGGCAGAGCTTGGGTAACCTCTACAAAAAAGCCTGGAAGATCCAGATCGACACAATCTCGACCGACGCACACGATTGCGCTTTCGAGATCGTGAAGACGCGTAAGCGCCAACCCAACACGTGTTCGCTGAAGGTCTGGAACCTGAGCGAAGCGCAGCGCCAGCAGATCGAAGCTCTGTCGATCAAGAAAAAGACAGGGCGGGGGAAGATCCGTGTGCAGATTGAGGCCGGCCACGTCGGCAACACGTCGATTCTCTTCCGCGGCGATCTGCGCAGTGCCGTCACCACGCGCGAAGGTCCCGACTTGATCACGACCGTCGAGGGCGAGGACGGCGGTCGCGACGTGCTCAAGGCGCGCGTGTCGCGTTCGTTCGACTCAGGCACGCCGGTGCTAACGGTCGTGCGCGCGCTCGTGCAGGCACTGGGCGTTGGCGAAGGGAACCTCGCGGCGCTGCAGTACCGAACGCGCGGCGGCGCGACGTTCGCTACGGGGACCGTGCTCACAGGCAAAGCCGACGAAGAGTTGACGCGCATCCTGCACAGCTGCGGCGTAACGTGGTCGATCCAGAACGGCGCGCTGCAAGTGCTCGAAGCCGGCAAGGCGTTCAGCACGGCTGCGGTGCTGCTCCGCGCGCGCGATGGCCAGACGTTCACAGGGCTCACCGACACGCCGAGTGTGGACCCCCAAGGGCTCGTGTCCGCGCGGGCCTTGGTCCAACCTGGGCTTGACCCCGGTGCGCGCGTGAAGATCGACTGCCCTACGCTCACGGGTGTGTACCAGGTCCAGGCTGTGCGTTACGTTGGGGCGACCGACGCAACAGACTGGCACGCGGAGCTCGAATGCAAATCGTAGATCTCACCGACCCGATCCGCGCCGCACTCGACGCACGTCTGAGCGGCATGCACTTCTGCCGGCCGGGCAAGGTGGTCTCATACGACTCGGCCGCGGGCACGGCCAAGGTGCGCGTGGGGATCAACAGGCCGGTGCCGACCGACGTCGAGGGCGAGTTCGTGACCGAGTCGATTCCGACCGTACCTGACGTGCCGGTGATTTGGCCGGGCAGCAGCGGAGGCCATCTGGCAACGGGACTCTCGGCCGGTGACTCGGTGCTTCTGCTCGTGAGCGATCTCGACCCGAGCACCTGGGTCCGCACGGGCGAAGTGTCCGACCCTGCCGATCTGCGCAAATGTTCGCTCGCACACGCACTATGCCTTCCGTGGGCGAAGGGCTACCAGCCAACTGACCCCGACCTTGTGGCGCGCACGGCGGCCATCGGAGGAAACTCTAACGCGGCGGCGCTCTCGAGCGTCGTGGACGCAATCCTCGGCGCGATTTCGGCCTGCACCCCTTCGGGCACCGAGACGGGACTGGCGGCAGTCAAAGCCGCGCTGGCAGCCTACACGACCAGCGCATCGGTCAAGCTGAAGCTAGGAGGATAACAAATGGAACTCGCGATCGTGCTTGACACTGACGTCGACAATCCTGTGGCCGGCGACCTGCGCCTGACCAAGGGCACGTTGTTCTTTTCCACTGACCTGGCGGACCAAGTGCGACAGCGCCTGACCGTGCGCTTCCGGTTCTGGAAACGTGAGCTGTTCTCCAATCTGGACGCCGGCACGCCTTGGCTTGACGCGATCTTCGAGAAAGGTGTGCCCGATTCCGCAATCAAAGCAACGCTTTCGGCCGTGATCCTCGGCTGCAAAGGCGTGACAGCGCTCGACAGCATCACGCTCTCGCGCACAGCCGACCGGACGCTTGAGGTCGCGTTAGAGGCGCGCTTGGCCGATGGGAGCACGTTCAGCACCACGACCTATGGGCCCTTTGTCGTCGCGGCTCAAACGTGATACGCTGAGGGCGTGCCGAACGTCCTAGACCAGTACGGGCTACAGATCAAGACCTTTGACGAAATTACGTCAGAGATAAAACAGGCCTGGAAAGACGGGATTTCACAAGAACTTGACGTAGAGGATGAGTCGGAGCTCGGACAGATCGCTGATGCCGTGTCGGTCCAGCTGCGCGAGGCGCTTGAGCTGATTCAGGCGGGGTACAACTCGCAGGACCCCGCGCAAGGCTCGGGCTTCGGCCAGAACCAAGTCGCGTCGGTCACTGGCACAATCCGCGCGGCGGCGACCTACAGCGTCGACTTTCTTGACCTCTCGCTGAATGCCGGGACATATGCCCCGGGCACGCTGATCGTGTACGTCTCGGGTCAACCAGACGTGCGTTTCGCGAACAAATATTCGGTCACCTCACCGGGCGGCACGGTCGCGGCGGTCGAGATGTGGGCTGAAACAGCGGGGCGTGTGCGGGCTCCCGCGGGCACGCTCACGACGATCGCTGAGACGGTCACGGGATTCAACTCAGTGGTGTCTGACCCTTCCGACGCGACGGTAGGATCGCCGGCCGAGTCCGACACCGCATTGCGTTTGCGTCGCGTGGACGAAATCTACCGGCGTGGCTCGACCAATGCCAACGCGATCCGCGCAGACCTGATTACGCTCACGGGCGTGACTTACTGCGCAGTGTTGGAAAACGACACTGACGCGACAGACGCGAACGGGCTCCCGCCGCATTCGGTCGAGTGCATCGTAGATGGCACGGCGACAGCGGCCGCGATCCGCGCGCAGATCTACGCATCGAAGGCAGTCGGGATCCAGGCGTACGGCACAAGCTCCGGCACGATTACTGATAGCTCCGGTAACGCCCAGACGATCGCCTACTCCACTCCTACGCTGGTGCCCGTCACGCTGCTTTCGGCGTTCACGTACCTATCCAACGTGTGGGCGAGCGCAGCAGACGCGCAAACTGCAGTGCAAGACGCGATCGCCGACGCGTTCGCGTCGTGGCAGCTTGTCGGCCGAGACGTCTTGTACCGGCGCTTGGTCTCAGCGGCTCTCGCAGTGCCGGGCGTCGTTGACTGCGCGGTACTGGTCAATGGTAGCGCCGCGAACTTTGTGATCGCAGTACGTGAGCGCGCGACGATCGGAGCAAATGTCGCGATCCCGTCTGCGATTTCAGCGGCGCCTTAGAGCAGCCACTTCCCGGCTGGTTGCGGAGCAATCTGCATCAAGCCGCCTGCGTTAGCCATAAAGCTTATTGTGCTGCGCGACCCTGCTATGGCAAATCCTGTGTTGCTCCACGAGTCCATGATGAAAGACGCGTCCCAAGTCACCGTGCGAGACGCCGTTGCGTCCTGAATGAAGAAGAACGTGACGATCTCCCCGTCAGGTATATTTGTTACCCCGGAAATGGTGACGTTCCCGGTCAGCTGCTTCCGCAACACCGGGCCGCTCGCGGCCCAGTCGTGTGTGTAGGTCCCGCTCAGTTGTCCTCCGTTCGTGCCGCGTGAGAGCCAGCTAGCTACGCAGTTTGTGCTCAGCGAAAAACCGGTAAAACCCCCGTCTCTCGCAGCAGACAGAATCTCGACAAAACCCCCGGCTGCCACAGTCAGAAGGCCCGACATAAAGCACCGGTCAAACCGGACGTTAGCCCCGGCCGGCACTGTAATATCGCGAGGCGTCGTTGCAGGCATCACGATGCCCCCAGCCGTGGACCCGCAGACGTGGAGCGTGTCGATCGTGCCGCCCGACTTGAGCACGAGGTGCTTCCCCCCCGCGGTGCCCCACGGTGTGGCCGGCGTACCCGCGCCGTTTGAGGCGTCGTCGCCGTTGGCTTCGTAGTGATTGAAGCCTAGGTGCACCCCCCTGATCGAGTGGGTCCCCCCTGCGTTTCCGACCACGACACCGTTGTAATTCCCCTGGACCAAGCCGCCATAAAAATAGCAATCGCGCGCGACCTCTATCACCACCCCTTGTTGGTTATATTCGACGTCTAGCCCGTACCACTCGCCATCCACGAATTCGTTGTTCGTTCCCGTAGCGCCAACGTGCACCCCGTCAACACAGCCCGTGCACTTGAGATCTTTGACCCCGTGCAGACTGACGACAGACACCGCGCGGAATCCGATCGCGAAACCGGCGATATGCACCTTGTCCGTAGTCGCCACCAGGCCTGTGGCGCAGTCAACGCCGTATCCGCTCCCCGCCGATCCTCCCGGACCTACAAAACCCAGACGCTCGAGTCTTACGGTAGGCACCGTGCCGTCGCCCGGTGTTGCCTTGGCCAACGCCGTGACGTTTGCAGGGACGGTAAACACAGGGCCCGAGCGGTGGCACCCCGTAGTGCTGACCGTCCAGAGCAGCCCATCGATGTAAGGTGCTCCGGAGCCCTGGATCGTCAAAGCCATTTGCCCTGGAATGCGTATACCCGTCGTAAGCTTCCACCCGACCTGTCCCGCCGTAATCGGAGGCACGGTCAAGGTAACCTGAGTATTGACCCCGTCTGCATTGTGACGCGCGACTAGATACGCGTTGATCAACGCGCCGCAGTCGACCGACCCGTCATCCTTGCATCCGAGCCATGTAATATCGACGGCCCCTGTATAGTCCCGAGTCCACCAGCCGCCCGCGGCTGGTACTATCATTCCTGCGAGCGCTGCAGGGGCAGTTCCCGCGGACCAGCGAAACCATCCGTGACCATAACCTACAGCGGCTACACCACTACATCTATACACCTGGCCTGTAGCTGACCCGGGAATACCCGCCAGATCCCCGGATAGAACTCCTGCACCTATTGGACCTGCGGGTCCTACTGGTACATCCGACATAGGGGACCAAAATACAATCCCAGGGCGCTGGTGATGGTTTGTCGCTAACGCAATCGTTAGGTCCCACGTACCCCCACCATTGATAACAAGTGTCGAGTTAGACCACCTACCTCGAAAGCCTGTAGCATATGTGTAGGCAATTTCTTCAAACTCCCCCCAACGAATAAAAACAAGCCCGGGGGCTTCAGGAAGAGTCGCGGTCTGGACCCACTGGCCGTGGATCACTTCGGGCACGGTGGCGATGCTTTGTAGGGACATGCGTCAACGATGATACCATTCGCCCCCTGCGCGCGCTATGCTGGCGAGCATGGCGGACCAACTCGACGCGCAGCCGATCGGCTCGGGGCTAACCGACGCGGAAGGTAACGCAGCGAACTACCAAGGAGACCACGAAGGCAAAGGACTGTCGCGACTGATCCGCTTTTTCCGTGTCGGGAAACCGCGCATCGCGGCGTTTCTAGGCGCGTTGACTGCTCAGGTGCAATCGATCGAAGATCTCGCCTGGACATACTACACGAGCTCGCGCGACCTGGACACAGCCGCGGGGGTACTACTAGACCGTCTCGGGGCGCTCGTGGATGAGCCCCGCGCGGGCCGCAGCGACACCGACTACCGCGCGGCGATCCGCGTCAAGATTTTACTCTTGTCGTGCGAAGGCAAGATCGAGCAGATCTATGCGATCTGCCGCCTGCTATCCCCCGCGGCCACAGTTGTGATCACCGAAAGTTGGCCTGCTGCGTTCCACGTCGGTTTCAGCACGACGGGCAGTCTTAGTGTGAGTTACATCGCAAGTCTTTTGAGGATCGGCAAACCCGCGGGCGTGCGACTGGACGTAGGGTTGTCGGGAGGCGCGATCGGCGATACGGACGGCACGCCCGCGGGCGGTGCGATCGGCGACACGGACGGCGTGCCGGCCGGGTGCGCGATCGGTCTGGCGGTCTAGCCCGCGATTACCTGTTCCCAGATTTCGCGCAGCTGTTTCAGCTGCGGATCGCGCTCGGCGCGGGAGTAGTAGGAGGGCGAAGTGTCAACCGGCTGTACGCGATTCCCTCAGGCCTAACTCGCGGCCCACTTGGCTCGACGTCTCTCACGTGATACGCTCCGAACGTGGCCAGCAAACCAACAATCGCCAATGCCGCATGGGCGACCGACACTAACTTCAGCTCCGGCCCGGCGTCCGGTACGCCCACAAAGGTCAACGCGGGCGCGGGCGTACAGGCGCAGGGTTGGCGCCCTGGCGACGCTCTAGGTTACGTTGGTGCGTGGTTTAACTACTGGAAAAACCAAGGCTATCAGTGGTTCCAGTACGTTGACGATCTGCACAACTCGGCCGAGTTCTTGAACAAGTCTTACACCTGGCTGACGGGCATGCACCGTTTCACTGGCGGCGCCCGTGCCGCGGGGCTCGGACTCGAGTCGGGGGACCTGCTTTACACAGACACGGCCGGCGCGGCGTCGCTGCGCACGCGCACGATCGACGTGCCAATGGATCCGGTCCCGTCGTTCTCGGGCGGCCTGCCGGTGGCCGGAGGCGGAAACAACGTTGACCCCCGAATCATTTTCAACGCGACAGGGTACTGCCACCTCAACTTCAGAATCCCGTACGGCTGCACTCTGCGCCGTGTGTTCGTCAGTGTGAAGGACGTGAGCACCACGGCCATGGTCGCCAAGGTTTGGAAATCGGTCGTTGCGGCTCCGTATACACTCACGCAGCTCGGCTCGACTATGACTTCTTCAGGTGCAGGCACGGTGCAACTCAAAGACACGGGAGCCGCGGCCAACCTAGACACTTGGACGGGCTCAGGTTCGTACTTCGTCGCGATTGCGGGCCACGCCAACGACGAGATCCAAAGCCTGCAGATTCAATACAACGATCCAGGGTTTTCAGGAAACGGGTAGGTCGTATGAAGTTGTCGCCAAAGGTCTTCTATTCGGTCGTCGTCGCGCTCTCAGGCGCGGTCGCGGCAGTCCTTAGCGCGGGGCTTGTACCTGTCGAATACGTCCCTGTTGTGGCGGCGATTTCAACGCTGCTCGGAAGTCTCGCGCAGAAAAAGGAGTAAGCACGTGTCGATTCTGGCTGAGAAGTTGGCGGCCTTGGTAGAGCGTCTCGACAACGTCAGAGAGGACCTGCGCGAGCACCGGGCCGAGTCAAAAGAAGCGATCGCAGGGGTACATGACCAACTACAAGAGATCCGCGCCGATGTGGACGCGATCCGGTTGGCGAACGCGAAGCGCAATGGTTGGGTACTCGGGGCCAGCGCGGCCGTAACCCTTGTATTCAACGGACTCGCGTGGGTGCTGAAGCTCGCCCCGCTCGCGATCTTGCTCACGGGATGCGCGACAACTGAGGTCGGTTACGGGCGCTGGACAATCCGCCCCGTCGAAGTGATCCCCGAGCCCGGCATGAGCTCCGGATGCAGCGACGCACTGCAAGACGCGCTCGACTTTTGGGCGGCGCAAGGCGTGCACTATCTATCACTGACGTGCCGCGACGTGCCAATCTGGGGCGCAACTTACGCGGGGACAATCGTAGTGCGTGACGTCCCCGTCGAAGATCTGTTGCCGGCAGCCGGGGACACCTGGCCCAAGCTTTTTTCCCGTGCGCGTCACACGATGCATAGCGCCGACATTCGCCTAGGCGTCTGCTACGACTCAGGCGTCGCAATGCACGAAATGGGTCACGCGCTCGGGCTCAATCACGATAACGACCCTTCAAACGTGATGTTTCCGGTCATGAACGGAGGGCGTGAAGTGAGCGAGGAGCAACGCGAATGGGTACGGTGATTTCCGATATCAGCAGGCTGACTCCGGCATTCGGGGCGCGCGTGCTAGCTGTGCTCGGAGCGCTCAAAGGGCAAGGATACAAGCCGACCTTGCATGAGACGTATCGCGACCCCGCGAGAGCGGCGGCGCTCGTCGCCGCTGGTAAGAGCAAGGCGCGCGGGGGCTTGTCGATGCACTGTTACGGGTGCGCGGCCGACGTGATCTGCGGCGATCATCAATGGGACTGCGCGCGGCACCACTGCAAATTCTTCGAGTCCTTGGGCGACCAAGCGGAAGACATGTCGCTTACATGGGGAGGGCGTTGGGCAACCCTACACGATCTACCGCACATTCAGGCGGTGCCCGTCGCATGGCAGGAGAAGATCCGAACCGCGAAGCCCGAAGAGATCGACGCGCTAGTGCAGCGGTTCTTCGCGGGGCGCTAGGGGTCGCAGCGGAACGTGAACGAGCAGTTAACCTGATCGAGGTTGTCCGCCCGTTCAACAGAGAAAAACGTTGTGTAGTTGGGGATGGCAACCGGCGTCGGGAGCAGCGTACCGACAGGTTTGTTGGGGTCGACCACCGTCACTCGGTAGGTGATGGCCGGTCGCACCTGCGACAAGCACGAGCGCGACGCGCTCCCCACCACCCCCGGTCCGTAGCCAAAACACGGTAGATTTGGGTAGTTGAACGCGGAGTTTTGGATCTCCCCAGAAGTAGCAGTCGGGTTAGGCATAGTCCAACAACCCCACTCGGTGATGAATCTCGAACTCTCCGCTACGTCACGCGTAGACATGCACGTCTCTACCTTAAGGGTGGCTGTGGCGGGGACGTTCTGAAACCCAGTCGGAGCCGACCAAGTCAGCATCGCTGCTCCGCCAAACGACGTAATGCGATAGTAGTAGTGGTTGGCCCCGTTGACGGGGTTCTGGAAGGGCCAGATCGAGCCGTTGGTGGACTTGGTCCGCACCGACACGGGTGTGTTGTACGCCGTAACGGAGGCCCCGCTGATCAACGCGACATTCATCGACCGGTTCGCATTCAATGCTTCGTGGACCTCTTCGACCGATGTGGGTGTCTCGGGCGCATCCTCAGCGCACGACGCAAGTAACAGACAGATAGACAGAATCAAACTTCGCATGTTCGTTCCTTTTCTACCCCGCAGTGCGGGGTTTCGAAACTCTCTTGATGGACAGCCCTGGTACCTCGGGCGCGATTGTCGAGTCCTTGAGCGAGCGTAGCCAGATCCGGATCGCCGAATCGTCCAAGCGCAGGAACTCGACCGGGGCCTTGCCGGCCGCGACCGCCGCCGCGAGCTCGCGAATGTCCGCCTTGAGCGGATCGTGCTCCCACGATTCGACGAAACCAACGCCGGCCGGGCGTGGGGTTTCGGGTAGCGCAAGCGCGGCCTGCGCGGCGTCGATCTGCCCCGCGGCGGCGAGTGCCCGGGCTTGCGCTTGCATGGCTTCTGCGGCGTCTTTGCGCGCGCGCTCGGCCGCAGACAGCTTGGCGTTGATGCCTGTGACGATCTCCTCGTAGACGTCCCGCACGGGCCGGTAGAGCGCGTCGATCGCTTTCTTCGCCTTGTCGAGGTGCCCGGTGATCGACTTGCGCTCGGTTTCGAGCTCTGCCAGACGTTGCTTGATGTGCTGACGCACGTCCACCAGCGTCTGCTCGTTACCGATCGCTTCGATTTGCGGGGCGCTGGCGCGCGCTTTCTGGGCCTCGATCGCGAGCACGTTGCTGGTGCCCGGGGGCACGAGTAGCGCCAAGGCGTCGCTCACAGTTCGCCCCCCGCGTAGTCGGCCCAGACCCCCGCGTCGTATTCTTCGATCGAACCATCGCGGCCGCGCGTGCAGGTGGCGCCGCACTTGGCGCACACGTCATCAAATACGCTTGTCTTCGACTCGTCTGGCACCCATGAATGCTCGCAGCACACGTCGGAGCGGAACTCGGTGCGAGACACGCGTGCGTTGATCGCGGGCTTGTTCACTGCGCACCCCCAAAGTACTCCGCAACAGCCTTCGGGTCGGCCAGGCGGGCGCACACGCGGCGCCGGCCCTCGCCCGGGGCGTAGCGGTCGATCACTGACACCAGACGGGGTTTGCCGGGTGCCTGGACGATTGCGTAGGCTTCCAGCGGGTTGTGCTCGGTCGGCACTTCACTGTAAACCGTGCCGGCGCCAAGGCGCTCAGCAGCGTAACGCCTAACGTCCGAGCGCGACAGCTTGTGCCAGCGCCAGCCAACCGCTCGGGCGCGCGCAAGCGCTGGGCCCCGGCCGGTGTGGCACTCCCAGACGGGGCGGCCGTTGCTGGCGTTGAGACGCCCACTGGGGCGCGATTGGATCGGGGTCTTCAGCTCGGTTCCCACGGTATCAGTCTCCCATTCTCGAATCGAGGCTCGGCGTCCTTGTACCAACGCACACAGGCTGCCGGCTCGACTCGGAAATCCACGTCCGGGCACACTTCCCGGGTGGTCTCTCGCATCACTTCAGCTTGACGTTGCCCTGCTTCGTGCAAAATGTCAAGTGGGCACTCGACCAAGAAATCGTCGTGTGGAGCGTTGACTTTGCGGCAGCTGAACAGCGGCGACTTGCCACCGCGATCGTCCCAATAACGGCCGGTGTACATCTCCTTGTACAAACGCCAGCCAGCAAGCTTGAACAAATCCGCCACGAGTCCCTGGAACGTCGTGTTGAGGAGTTCGGCATAGTGCAGCATGCCCCGCACGCGGCCAGACCAGAACTGAGTGAACCTCGAACAGACCCGCTCAGGTCGGCCGAACTGATCGATCTTGCCGGTCGGGGTATCGAGCATGTGCTGACCCCATTCCCAAAATAATGGGAGCTCGGGCGCGAAGACTTTCAGCAAATCTTTGTACCTCTGAGCCTCTTCAAGAGTCATGTCTACGCGGTATTGCTTGCGCGCCTGGAGCTGCAACTTCGCCGCACCCATGTTCGCAAAGTACCCGTAGAGCGCGATCTTCGCAGCTTGGCGCGGCCCCGCGTCGAATTTCTTTTTTCCTTCTCCACCAGCCTTACGGATCGCGTACGCCTCTTCGCGCGAAATGCCTTGGATCATGGCACCGAACTCGGTCGGCAGGTTCCCTCCCGCGTTGATCACTTCCGCCATTCTAGAGAAGCCTACGCCAGGCGTCCAAATGCAGACCTGAGCAACGCCCGAGGCCTCAGCGCCTTCCCAGTCGGTCGTGAGGAATGCGTGCCCTTCGCGCGCGACCATCATCTCGCGCGTACCCTTGCGGACGAACGTCGTGCCGTCCTTGCGCGTTACCTTCTTGTCCTTCGCCGGGTTGTGCAGCTGAGCCCCAAACGCGCTGGGGGCGCCCGTGCCCTTGTGATCGCCCTGCGAGCAGGACGTACGACCGGAATCCTGAAGCGCTGTAAACCGTGCCTGGATCGGCTTGCCGGCGAGCGCCGCGACGTACAATTTTTGTGCGCGCGCGAGCTGCGCGGTCGCGGTCGTGTATCGCTGATAGGATTCCAGCACTTCGTCGCCGTAGAGGATCACGGCGTCTTCGTTGACAGCGATGCCTTCGATCAACTTCTCGCTGTGCTGGACGCTGCGCCACCACTCATACGTCGCACCATCGGGCAGCTCTGACAGCTTCTTGGCCTTGATCCCGCGTGCCTTGAAGAAGGCGAGCACGGCCTCCTCGCCGGACTCGGTCAGCGGAATGTCAGGGGCGCCGCTCGCCA